AGTCTTCATCCGCAGCCCACTGCGCTGCAGATTTCCGAGGCCCACGTTGAAACTGAAGGAAACCAGAGCGTCGAAGATGCCTTGGCTATTAAGAGCAGCAGGGCAAAGTCGGGCCACGCCGCGCTCAAACCTAGCAAGGTCTTGAGCCAGAATCGCGTCCACCTCTGCCATCGTGAGAGTGCGATCCCACCCGTCGGGTATCTGTAGACTTTTGCGCTGCTCAAACGGCACCTTGATATGACTCGGGTCGATAACGTGGCCTATGGCGGTCGTCCAAAGAAGAGCAGGGCACCGGTACGGCTTCACCCGTACACCCTCGTGGTGCTTGATCATCTTCAGAGCGGCAGGGCTAACTTTCATTACTTCTTGCCAAACGCCTGCGTACCAAACCAGAACGCAATGATCGATGACAGGATTAGCATTTCGTCATCAGAGAAAACGTTTTCCATGGCAACAGCAAACGGCGCCCCCTGACTGTACGCATACCAAAGTCCAGTGACGTTTAAGATCACTAATTCCAAAACGAAAATATAAGTCACCACTGGGCGAACGCTTGCGCGAAGGTTAGTAACCCACTGAGAGGCTCCCTCGCCAATCTTCATGTCATGAGCATAAAGCGCCTGACGCTCTTCACCTGCAGTTTGGGTCTGGATCTGTTCCAGTTTGATCTCTTCGACCCGCGCCTGAGCAATGTGGCCCCGCTCAATGAGAGCAAGTTCACGTTCCTTCTGAGCCGCAACAAGAGCCAATTCATGCTTCTTGTCCTGACGATCTTGCATCATGGAGAGAATCTTGGGCAGACCGCCTGCCAAGAAGGATAGAAAAGTCGAAACTAGCGTCATCATTTCTTAGCCCTCACAACATCATCGCCTTTAGTAACAGTGACATGATCTCCTTCAACATCGACCCTCATCGGCTGTTCCTTCCGATCAAGGCGATCAAGTTTGCTAATAAGGTTCTTAATGACCTCAAACTCCGGCTTCTCTTCCTTCTCCACCGTGCCTGCAATAGAGGCCAGCATGGAAATGAGCGCAGTGAGAGAAGCGCCTAATAAGCCCATTACTGCAGCAATCTTGTCTGAGTCAAGGGCAAGACTGGAAAGTACGCCGATCACAACAATCGCCGTAATGTACTTGAGACCGTCTTTGCCGATGGCCTTCCCAGCAACATCTTTGGCGCTGCTGTTAGCCTCAAGACGCTGAAGTTCAGCCTGAATCTGAACTTTTAGAAGTTCAATGTCAGTAGTCTCGTTCATTGTTTGTCCGCCTTATCATCTAACTTGTCGTTAATTCGATTTAACATCGATTTAATTTCTTCAATATCAACCCGGTAGTCTGCACGGGTAACGTAAGTCAGCGGCATTGCACGAACGTCTTTATCAAGGCGTTCAATTGATCTTGAAATGTTGTTCAAGATCCAACCACCAAATACACCGGCTAAACCTACGATAATGTTGAATAGAATCTGGCCGTCTTCCATCACAGGCTCCGAATAACAATTGTTAAAAGCCAACTAATTAGTGCGCCTGCTGACAGCCATAGCAATTTCTCAACCCAATCAACACGCCTCTCAAGTCTGTTCAAACGATCAGAAACCGACTTGACCTTATGGCCATAGTCGTTCTTCAGAAGCCGCAGATCTTTAGTTTCTACGCTCATCGCCATTTAGGTCCATCGAACCAAGCGGCTAACGAATGCCGAGTTCCGCTGGTGACGGGCTTTGCCGCATGGCGCACAAAAGAAGGGAAGAAGATAACAGTTCCTTGCTCCTTCATTTCGTAAGGATCAGGATTATGCTGAACGTGTTCAAACGTCAGATCGCCGCCTTCGTAGTTATTGGGATCAGATAGTTGAACAACGCAAGAAAGTTTACGGTGGTAGTACGGATCGCCATTCATATAGAAAATGTCGTGGTGCGTCTTGTACTCACCGGCATACGAACTGTCGTATTCCGCTATCTGAAAGTAGTCAAGTTTGCTGATCTGAACATCAAACCAATCTCTATTGGCCCAGATTGCTAACTTCCAAAGTTCATCAAACACGTAATCTAGTTCCGCATCGCCACGGTCTACAAAACGGATGGCCGATCTGCGAAACGATGTATCAGTTCCTATCCCGCCAGAGACGCCAATCTTGGCATCCTGAGCAGGTCGCTGAAGTACGGTATCTACAATCCGCTGACAGTAATCAGCAGGAAAATGAGATTTGAAATAACACCATTCGCCTTTCATTAGGACCACACAAATTTAATTTCGCCATTTGCCCCATCGCCATAACCATCATCTAACCCAAGACCCCCGCTTCCCGGAGGATCGCTATTGCCAGTGCCTCCACCGTAGTCTGTTTGGCCAGCCTGTCCTGCGCCGCCTGCAGCGCCGCCGCTAGTCCCGTCTGAAGCAATTCCGCTGTAATTTACATCTCCACCAGAGCCAGTCCCGGGTATGTTCCCGGTTCCGGTATATCCACCGCCGCCTGTTGCTGTAAGAGAAATAGATGGCGAAGAAGAGGTAACAGTAGATGTTTCTCCATCTGCGCCGCCAATTCCACCGGCTCCAACAGAATAAGAAAATTGAGTGCTTCCTCCTGTTACAGAAACAGCCGTTTTCAAGGAAAACCCGGCACCTGCACCTCCGCCAAACACAGTATCAAAGTCGCTAAACCCTCCGCCTCCGCCGCCCCAAACATAAATATCTACTGAAGAAGCCCCAGCCGGTGCGGTAACAGTTCCAGACCCAGAAGTGAATTCACTTGGGGTAAAACTACGTGCATAGAAAATCACCCAAGCGCTTCCATTCCATGCATAACCTTTTTGAATTTTAGTCCATGAGGAACCGTTCCATGCCTCAGGAGAGGCCACGGTATTCCAAGAACTTCCATCCCAAACTTTAATCGGCATGCATTTCTCTTAAATCTGGAACCAAATAGAACCAGCACCAGCCGCTGTTGGCGTAGTGGCTACAATAAACACTTGCGCGTTAGTGTTGTAGCCGCTGCTCACGTTCCTCAAGAAATTTGAATCTTGAGGTCCCGGAGGACCAGTAGGTCCAGTAGGTCCAGTCGGTCCTATAGCACCCGTTGCTCCAGTTGGCCCAGTCGGACCCGGAGGCCCAAGTGGACCCGTGGGTCCAATTGCACCCGTTGCTCCGGTGGCTCCAGTAGGGCCAGTTGGGCCTATAGCACCTGTTGTGCCAGTGGCTCCGGTTGGGCCAGTAGGACCCGGAGGGCCAAGAGGACCTGTTGGACCGGGAGGACCGGCAGGACCTGTAGGTCCAGTAGGACCGATCGCGCCCGTTACACCAGTTGGGCCAATGGCCCCTGTTGCACCAGTGACTCCTGTTGGGCCTGTAGGGCCTGTTGGGCCTGTAGGGCCTATAGCACCAGTGGATCCAGTTGCACCAGTGGGACCGGTTGGCCCTATTGCGCCAGTCGCGCCGGTCGGGCCTGTAGGTCCGGTAGGTCCGGGAGGACCTGCTGGGCCTTGAGGGCCCGTTGGGCCAGTAGGCCCGATAGCGCCGGTTGATCCGGTTGCGCCAGTAGGGCCAGTAGGTCCGATAGCGCCGGTTGCCCCCGTTGTGCCAGTGGGACCAGTGGGTCCAATTGGCCCAGTAGGACCAATGGGACCCGAAGGACCAGCAGGACCAATTGCTCCGGTTGAACCAGTCGAACCGGTAGGTCCAGTCGGACCAATAGCGCCTGTTGCTCCAGTTGGTCCAGTAGGCCCAGTTGGGCCAATGGCCCCCGTTGATCCTGTCGGTCCAGCAGGGCCAATGGGTCCAGTCGGACCAATAGCGCCTGTTGCGCCTGTTTCTCCAGTTGGTCCAGTAGGCCCAATTGCTCCTGTTACGCCAGTAGGACCAATGGGGCCCGGAGGACCCGCAGGGCCGATTGCTCCGGTTGAACCAGTCGGACCGGTAGGCCCAGTCGGTCCTATAGCACCTGTTGCGCCAGTGGGACCTGTGGGCCCCGGAGGACCAGCAGGCCCAATTACTCCAGTTGCACCGGTTGCACCAGTTGGACCAGTTGGACCAGTTGGACCAGTCGGACCGATGACGCCAGTTAATCCTGTCGGACCGATCGGACCGATCGGGCCTGTAGGGCCGGTTTGTCCGATTGCTCCTGTTGTGCCAGTTCAGCCAGTGGGACCAGTGGGACACTGTAGGCCGATCGCGCCAGT